TTTAATGCAACACCATAAGTATAGTTTGACAGAATTAGAAAGTATGATACCTTGGGAAAGAGATGTTTATGTGAATATGTTATTAAAACATCTAGAAGAAGAAAATGAAAAAATTAAACAAATGCAAAGAAATAGGAAATAAAAATGGCTACTCTTGCTGATTTAGTTAAAAAACAAAAAGATTCTGGAGCATCCAGAACTGGTGCTCTGTTCACTGCCGTAGGACAAAAAACTCTTGCGGCAATTGATCCAAGAAAGATGTTTAATCAAAAAGGTCTTTTGACTGCATTATTTCCCTCTCTTAAAGCATACAAACCAGAATCGTCAAGAAGTAAAGTTGATACTGCCTCAGCCGAATTGTCTGGATCAACAACACCACTTCTAGAACAAATGGTAGTGAAATTAGATTCGGTTGATATAACTATGCGCCTAGTTGCAAAAAATACTATGGCAATGCCAGGTATGTCCCGTGATATGAATATTATGAGACAGAATGTGGTTAAACTTGTCAAATTGCAAGGAGGCAAAGCATCAACAAGAGCAGATTCTTTTTTTCTTCGGGCATTTGAAAGAGAACGTGCCACAGAAGCACAATTACAGGCAGCAAAGGAAAGAAGAGCTACAGGCAAAGCAACAGCATTAACTGCAACAAAAGAAGGATTAAGTTCTATACCTGGATTAGGAATGTTAACGGGTTTAGCAACAGCAATTTATGCTGTTGGTAAAAATTTAGTTGGTGGAATTAGTTCATTGGCAGAAATGTTAGGTCCTCTTCTTAAAGGAGGTTTAAGCTTATTGTTAGATTTTGGAAAAGGAGCTGCTAATTTAGCAATTAAAGGTGGCAGCACGCTTTTTGATCTTGCAAAAAAAATTCCATTTACTAAAATAATAAGGGGATTATTAAGTTTTATTTCTGGTGCTGGTGGTATGGCACTTTTAGGTGTTGGTGGAGCTGCGGCCGCATTGAATTATCTTCTAACGCACGAAAAAACTGAATATGGAGATACCTCTCAGCACACTCCAGGACAAATGCCTTCCATGGAAGTGCCTGGCCAATTCGCAGATCCAGGCGCACTTGGAGCATCAGAATTGGATGCAGCAAGGCCTTCTACACAAGAAGAAAGAGTACGTGCAAGAGAGAATATGAGAAATTCAAGTGATCCTGATGTAAGAAGAGCTGCAGCTGAATTGGATAGATCGGATCCATTATCAACAAGTCCAACACCAGTATCACTGAGTGGTTTTGAAAAAATGGCAGTAGACATGATTAAGAAACATGAGGGTTTACCAAAAAACGGTAAGGCATATAAAGATGCTCATGGTCATTCAATCGGTTATGGACATTTCATAACTCCCGCAGAAAAAGAAAGAGGGTATATAATTGCTGGAGACGAACAAATTCCAATTGATCAAAATAATATTTTAAACACATCAATCACAAAAGAACAAGCTGAAAAACTTCTAGCACAAGATTTACCAAAATATATTCAAGCGGCCAAAAGTCCTCTCGGTGAAGCGTGGGATAGATTAAATGACTCACAAAAAGCAGCACTTGTTTCATCTGCATACAATACTGGTCAAGGTGGCATTCAACATCTAATTAAAAAAGGATTAAAAGATGCTATAATGCGAGGTGATTTCAAAAAGGCAGGTGAAATAATAAAAGAACATGGTTATAAAACTGCTGTAATAGATGGTCAAAGACAGACAGTTACTGGATTAGTGAATCGCCGAGCGGAAGAGGGTGCGATTCTTGCTGGACAAACCTCAGGCAGAAGTGATCAATTAATGGCTGCTTCTTCAGCCGTGAGTGACAGTAAACAAGAAATGACGGCACAACCTATCATAGTGGATGCATCAACAAAAAATAATGTTCAAAACAATAACAATGTTCAAGGTGGAAATGTCGCTGACACATTTAATAATCAGTTTAGTGAATTGTTAAAACTTTCAATGTCGCAGGTATAAAAAAACACCCGCCGAAGCGGGTGTTGAGCACTTGCATGGGAAAGTTTAATCTTGCTCAGCGAGAGACTTGAAGTAATCCAAATCATCATCGTCAACATTAGACGATGTATCAAAATTATCATCATCAGATTTAAGACTTGTTTCAGCAGCCTTTGATTTTGGTGCAGCACCTTCAAAACCCAAAGCCTTATCAAGACGAGCCTTCAATTGGTCATATGATTTGAATTGTTTCTTCTCTGTAAATTCTTTCAAGCCAAACTCTGATTTCCAAAGTTCTTCAAGTTTGTCATCATCACCATCAAAGAGTGCAGACTTATCAGCAAACTCTGATTTATCATAATTACGATAACCTTCAACATTACGAATCTTTAACTTGAAGTTTGCACCTTCCCACATATCAAATGGGTTAACAGGTGTTTCATCAGCAAATTCAGGATTCATTGCTTCAGTAATTTTATCAAAGATTTTCTTACCAAACTTGAACAGACGAATCTGACCTTCGTTTGATGGATTACTTGGATCAGAAATCACAAGAATATTTGCAATGTAAGAAAGTTTACGCTTTTGCTTACGAGCAATATCTTTGTTGGCTTCAATACCAGAATTCCAGAGAGTTGAATTGTATTCGCAAACTGGACACTTTTCATTGAGTGTTGTGAGACAGTTATCAATTAACCATCCACCAGGACCTTGAAATCCATGATGAAAGACACGAACCCAAGGAAGAGCATCGTCACCATCAGCCGCAGGTGCAGGAAGAAAGCGAATGACTGCCATACCATTACCTGCTTTGTCAACAGATGGTTGCCAGAATCTTGTATCTTCTTTTGAGCCTGATTCGGAGGATTGTGTGGTTGCTTCAATCGCTTTTGTTAACTTATCCAAAGAGGAGCGATTGCGTTTGAGATTTGCAAAACTAGACATAGTATTTCCTTTCGTATAACGGAGTATTAACGGAGTATAAACGACTTATCCACATAAACATAATATATCATTTATTTAGTAAAGTTTCAAGCGTTTTAATGGTTTCTTTTACATCTTTGTGAAGTATGCCGATACCACCTGCACGATTAAATGATTCAATCACATCTGGCGTATCATCAATCAAAATTGTTTCTGGTGTTGCATATTCTTTTTTATGTCTACGACCAGGAACAACATGTGGTTTGTATGCGATAGAATATTTTTTCAGCCATGCTTTTTTCTGTTCTTTTACTTGTTCGTGAAATTTAACTCCACCAGAAGAAGTGAGAATTTCAATCTCAACAGGAACTTTTCGTATGAATTCTAAAAGTTCATCAGCACCAGTAAATTTTGGCAGTTCTTCAAATTGTTTTCTCTGAATAAAATCTGGCCAATCTTCAGACCACAATTTACGATCACGATTCTTGAGAGATTCTTCACCGTAAAGACCTTTGAATTGTTTCTCAAAATCAGAGAGAACGCCATCCATATCTAAGTAAATTTTCTTAATCATTTAATACCTTTTTCATTATCAACTTATATTTTACTACATCTTCAGGTAAAAAGCAAGTATATTTTACTGTTCTTAGGTAGAAATCTGGCCAAATGATGGTGTCATTAATCTTCTTTTTCCACATTGGCAAGAAACTGAGTATTTTGGCAAGTATACAAAAAGTTTCAATTTCTATTACCTTTTGTAGAGTTTTTTTCAATAGAATTGGATGATCACCATTTTGAACAATCAACAATGAATTACCATTTTCAATACCATCAAATAAGTTTTTACAATCGTTTTCAAATGTATAAGACAAAGACTGAATTATCTTCAATCTTTTTCTGTAAACATCATCAGCCTCTTCTTGTAAAAGAGTTCCAATCCACGCATTAGAATCATTTAAAAAGTTTGACACCAAAAACATGATCAAATCGTCTTTATTGATAAACTTCTTTGACAACTTTGTAAAATGCCATTTATCTTTACGATTTTCAAAAGACGATTGTGATATGTTTGTTTTGCCGTTGTATTTAAAATAATCGTATGATTCTTGCGTGAAATGAAGTTTAAGAGCTTGATAGATTCCAAAAGCTTCATAACCAGTTATCATATTGGCAAACGAGAACCTTTCACTTTGAGCATATTGTTGTTCATTGCGTCACATTCAATCTTTGATTTTAAATTCTGATTGATTAAAGATGCAGCAACTTCAACTTCCAATCCAGTTTTTTTACAATACTCAACAATTGCTTCAATATAATTGTAGTCAGTATTTGCAACCATGGACTCTATGGCCATAGCAAACTTTTTCATTTCGTCTTTAGTGGGCATTGTTCATCAAAACAGTTATGTTGGAGCATTGTTTCAAGTGGCAATTTACAGATTTCGCAAGCACCTCTTTGAATTTCATCATTTTCCATATCAGTCATGTGTCGTTCAACAATTTTTGACCAAGCATAGTTTACTGGTTCATCGTTCTCATAATCAGTAGAAAAACCAAAATTTGTCAGATCATCTTCTTCTGGTTTTACAACATCTAAAACACCATCAAAATGAAAGCCAGAACCACGAAGGAACAATTCAAAATTTTCAAGCATTGTTTCTAATGTGTCTGCACTAAATTCTGTAGTGTGCTTTGATGCAACACCATTTTCTTCACCACGAAACATATCATAGTCTAAATGTTCACAAGTAAAAGTATAACGAGCCATTATTTCACCACCGTTTCATATAAAGTTTCAAATTGTTCATGCACAGCAACTTCTTCATCAAAGTTTTGTTTGTGATAAACTTTCACCAGACGAGATACCAACTTTTTAGGTAATTGAAGTTGTTTACTGATATCAGAAATTGATTCTTTAATGAAATCATTTTCACCTTCAATTCGTGTCATTGAATCGGAACACTCTTTGATAACCTTAAAAAGTTTATCACGGTCTGCTTCATTACTCAAAATATTTACTGCCATTTGTTGAACTGCCATAATATATCCTTTCAATTATTTTTTACTAGAACTAGATTGTATCACAGTTTCATCACCTTTTGCGGCAAATGCAATGCAAATCGGATCATCACCACGAACATAGGAACATCTTACTGATAATGGATTAATGCCTTTTGCAATCGCATTGTCAATATTTTGTGCCATTAAATTTCTATCAGTAATATGATAGATTGATATTCCAAAAATTGCAGCAAGAACAGAAGCAGCTACCGCAATCGTAAAAATTTTATCGTGTTCCATTAAATGTTTTCCTCTTTAACTTTATAAAAAATGTGTCTACCGATTGTAACATGCCTATCAAGATTGCGCCAATTAGGACTTACATAGTCTGCATGATAAAACAACGAACCGTTTGTTGGGTCTCTCAACTTTTCGTGATTGGCATAAACATAAATTGCAATCTCCAATACATCATTATACTTCTTTGTAGTGTCATTTGTCAAGAGCATATTGTAATATTGCCATTTTGGTGTTGTCTCACAATACCATGAAAACTGGCAAACGACTTTTTTATCTCCAATTGAATCAACTCTTTTCTTTTCTTTAACTACATCACAAATAGTATCAGGAAAGTTTGGTGATTCTACTCGGTTCAAAGTGACAAAAGCTACTGCAATTTGACCTTCTCTTGGCTCACTTCTTGCTTCAAAGTAAATATTACTTGCAAGGCAGGCGACTTGTCTTTGTGCCTCTGGTGTTAATTGTGAGTATTTTGGTTGAATGATTCTGGTTGAATTTACATAGTGTTGTCCTGCTATACCTAATGTTGCGAAAATTATCAATACTGCAACCATCGCAGCAATTGAAAAATATTTTAACATTTAATTCTCCTTGTTAAAAGGGAGGCCGAAGCCTCCCTAATCCATCAGGACTTCTTAGTGGAAGACTTCTCTACTGGAAGATTGGAAACAAAAGTATTGAGTGTTTGCGCTTTGGCAATAATCTCTTGTTCTGATGGGAAAGATGGGTAACCTGGATGTTTTGGTGGTTCCACACCGTTTAGTTTTGCAGCGTCACATTCAGCTGCATATTGATTTGCTATAATTTCACGCCTACCATAATAATCAGATTCTAGCATTGACTGAGCCAT